ACTTCGCCTGTCGCGGTTTGGTTGAACATCCCACCAGTCGAATATATTTTGCTATTGATCTGGTATCGATTAGCCAGCTGGGCATCTCTGGTCGCTGTATCCATCTGCTGCCTAGCATAAGCGTCCTGAAGCGCATAAGCCTTCCCCGGATCAACCTGGCGAACCATCTCTATAGCCTCTTGTTGACCTGCCCGAGTTTGCGTGTTGACCCCCCTTAGTTGCTCTGCCAACCGCTCCCCAGGGGTCTTAAAAGCATCCATACCAAACGACTTGGCAGTTTGCCTTATTGCCTCTGTTTGCCCTGGAATGCCACTAGCAATGCCCTGGGCGAGCAGAGAGAAAGGTCTTGTGGACTTCATCTGCTCTGCTGCCAACATAGATGCCCGCTCAACCTCCCGCCTTCTCTTCGCAGGGGTATCGATGATGTCCTCAAATAGCAAGGAAATGTCTGTTAGTTCTGCCATTTGTCTGTTCCTTTATATTTACCAGGGCCACGTGAAACCTGGCTGTGTCCCACCTCCCCCCGGCATAGCAGAGGGGTTAATTGCGATGGGTTGACGGCTTGCCATTTGGTTGTTTTCGGCAATCAAAAGATCGAACAAGGACTTGAGTGATTGCCGCCTCAACTCAACTGCTTGCTCCTCAGTTGCNAGATCGTAATCCAGGTACTGCGAACCAAGGTCACGAGAGTATCCACCCATTTGCCTGCCGGCAACTGTCGCAATGTCTGCCAAATTGACACTTGGCTGAGTTGCTTTAATAAGTTCCTGGCCCCCGCGATATGAGCCGGAAAGCAGCGTGTCTGCTATATTTGCGGTTATCTGCTTTTCATCTGCCTGTTGCTGCAGAGCCTGGAGCCTGGCTCTACTTCTTGCGTCCTGATCCAGCCTGGCGAAGTCAATCCCCTGGCCTGTAAGGTCTGCCCTTGTCGCTGCGTCAGTCCTGGCCTGGCTCATCGCGCTCAATGCGTCCGCAGAGCGTTGTTCTTGAATCGCCTGGTTTAATGAAAGTTCTTCTGGAGAGCCCCCGTATTGTGCAGTTCTGAGGCCTTGCCTTCCCTGCGCAAAGAGCTTTTGGTCGAGTGCCAGTCTTTCGCGCTCCTCCCCTGGAGCCCTGAGTGCCTGGAGCCTGTTAAACACGGTGGATTCAGTACCTGCTAGATTTACCGCGCTAAATGGGTCACTCAAGTCCCTGATATACTCAGCCTGCCGAGTACCTCGAAAGGTCTGCCCCTGTGGGTCTAGCGCATTGACCTCCAACAAATCAATTAATCTTTGCTGGTCTGCTCTCAGATTTTGTGAATACTCGCCTGTTGCCTCATCTAAAGTCCCATATTCGCCCCTGCCGAGAAGCGCATTAACAAGCCTTGAACCACCAGTTCGCAGAGATGATTCTAGTGCCGTTTGCTCGTCGCTCAGACTGTACGTGGTTCCACCCTTTGCGGTGGTTGCAACCGACCCCGGCATCGCCGTCACGGTGAAGGGNTTGAATTGAGTCGATTCTTCTATGGTGTCGTATAAGCTTTCGTCTTCTGGGAATCCAATGAATGTTTTTGCACTTTCGCCCATACCTCTGAGATCGCTGATGGCACTCTCGGTGGTAGCCACCTGACCAATTGTTCCCAGCAAGTTGCGAATTGGTTGATATTGGTCTTCAGTGAAGAATCCCATCACTTGTTCCCCACGATGTTTCCAAGTGTGCATCAGAAAGTCCCCCCATCAATTGTTGTTGCGCCGGTAAAGGTTCCGCTCACACTCAGGTTCACAAACGATGCAGAGCCGGTGAAAGTTGGTGACGCTGCGTTCGATTTGCTGTTCACTGCTGTTGCAATATTGTTAAATTCAGTGGTCAATTCCGTACCCTTCACCACCTTCAACGCAGACCCACTTGGCAAAGAATCCTTTGCCCCGAAATTGGTTGTGACCGTATAGCTGCTCATTTCAATTAATCCTTCCAATCAAACTGTGAATGTTAAGTTCTTGAAACGCAATCTCACTTCCGTTCACATCGCTGGTAATTCCCACCGTGACCACCGACCCGCTCCCCGTTGTGTTGACCTTCTGCGTGTTGATCAAGGTCAGTGATTTCGCATATTCGGCAGTTATGTTGTATTCGGAGATGTTGTATTGGGCTGCATCACTGCCAGTGAGCGTGTACGCTTGTTTCTGGTAGTCCGTCTCATAATCATAGGACCAATTGAGAACAACCGTAGCATCAGCTCCATTGAAAGTCGTGACGTTGACTTTNTTCATAAACTTCAATCTCGAAGAATCCCCAAATCCCAAAGGATGTGAAAAATACTGCAGCGAATAGGCAGAGCTATCATCTGTATTTGAGGTGTATTCACCGATTCCTGTTGCTACCCCTAGATAAAGCGCATCAGTGTCTGTCACGACAAAGCATAGCGGGTTGATGGATGTCCATGTTGTTGTTCGATAACTCCCATCACCCAAGGGAAATCGAGTATCGAAACAGTACAGCACCCCAATTGTGGGGAAATTCACCAAGTAAAAAGCATTATTTGCATCGTAGGCTGTTTTGATATTGCCGGTTTCAGCTTGTACCCTGGTTTTAATGTCGTTATTCACGTTTTTTGAGATGTCACCAATTGGGCTGGATTCTGCTCGAATGGTTCTTGAAAGTGATCTCACGCCAGAATAATCGAGAAACAAAACATCCTTGCCTGTCGATTGAACCGCATCTCTGGAAACACACCCGATGTTCAAAATGGTGTCACTGAGTGTCATCGTTGATGGGGTTCCTGCTCCCGAATAGACCAGGATTGATCTTTTGCCGAGGATGATCAGAAAATTATTGTGAGCCATAAGAGCCACAATTTCATCAAACCCACCAGGGAAAACAGTGGTCAGGTCTAACGACCCGCTCGATCCGGTTGACCAGTCCACGCCATCCAGCTGATCACTCCAATACAGTGTTTGTTTGTTCCCCGTGACATCTGCAGCCCATATTCGCCCGAAAGCAGTAATGGCAATATGGGCAGACGGTGGAGTTCCCACCGCACCACTATGGGCAACAATCGTTGTTAATGCGCTGGTTGCGGCATCGTAAACTAAAGGGAGGTGGCCTCTCTGAAACAAGTAAAACTTGTTGGCAAGTGGACACATTGCCCAGTTGTTCGCCGTGATCGTTAAACTGGCAGTGATGTCAGTGAGGGTGCTGGTCCCGCTGAAGATCTTGTTGTTGCCTGCCGAGAACACCACCTTCGTGCCATCTGTCTCAATGAATTCACCAATCGATTCAATCCCAGCTGATGAACCGAGAACAGCTGGGCCATTCGTTGACACCATCGTATAGCCCTTTCGGGATGCAATTCTGCCCTCTTTGTCGATAACGCAATTATTCGCAATTGCGGCAAAACTGGGCTCCTGCGTCAGAGGCGCATCCTGCGTGTTTAGCCCAGCAAAACCTGGAGCAGAAATAGTGATGTTTTGTAAGGGTTGTGCCATATCTATACAGCCACAAAAGTGAGTTCGTTTTGGTATTTATTTGCGTCGATCTGGATTGCATCGCTCAAAGCCATTCCTGCAAGACTGAATTGCTCGACTGCGCTTTGTCCTCCAGTTTCTCCTCGCTCCCTCAGTGCCATTCCGAACGCAAGTTGAACTACAGGAAATGACGGGATTTTCAATTTGGTGGCATCACTAGCCAGAGTTGCCTGTGGAATCACCAAATCGAACCGCAAACTGTAAATTCCGTCAGGTGTTGGGAAAAGATCAATTTGTAAATCCCCATCAGAATCTGTGCCATTCCAAATGTAGTCAGTCGGTGCGCTGTTGGGAGCCTCGCCAAAGTAAGTTTGATCATTAAGATAATTTTTAGTTTTCTGACGCAAGGACCAGTTGGATGTGTCGTTCATGGCTTCGTGCAAGATTGAAGCCTGGCCCGCACCTGTGAGCGAATATGAAACCTGGCTTTCCACGGTTGGGAACACAACAGTGCTTCTCAGAGCAGTCCATTGGTGGCTTTGCTCGATGGTGGTTTTTGCGTCATTGACAAGATCGCCGATCATTGCCGAATAAGTTGTTTCTGCAGAGGTGTCAACGGTGTTCTCACGCAGTCTCCGCAACACCGAATTAATGAGGTTGAGGTAAGTCATCCAAGGTTTCTCCATCGTTCTGCCAGAACTCTGCCAAGCAGGGTTGTTGGTTCGAGTCGGATTGATTGACGTGGTGGAAAGAAAAGAGCATCAGATATCGGCGTTTGAATCCCCGGCATATAACCATACCCACTGCCATCCCCATTGCCGTTGCCGTTGCCTGGGCCTGGGCTCACTGAACCATTGCCGTTGCCTGGAGTCACTGGACTTACTGAACCCGGAGTCACCGGCTGGACTGGAGTCAC